TCCTGGGTAGCTATCTGGGCCTGCCGGGCGCCTTTGGCAACGTCGCCAGCAAAGCCGTGATTTGCATATTCCTCTATCTGCTTCTGCAGGTCTTCAATGGTTGCCATTTCAATCCCTCATAGAAAAAAAAGAGGGGCAGCCGTGTGCTGCCCCATTGTTAAGATCAGGTCCCGCTGGTGGTCGTTTCGGTGAACCCGGTTTTGTCTTCGGGCTTTCCGGTGCCGGTGCCAGTGAAGCTGTATTCCACCAGGTCGTCGCTCTTGGACGTTTCTTCCCAACCGGTCGGGATGGCGTTGAATACCCGATAGCTCTTGTCGTCCAGGTTCACTCTAGCGAACTGCAGGCTCTTCTTTTCGTTGCTGACCTCATCATCATAGATGAAGTTTTCGATAACTTTCTGGCCCTGATCGTCTTCAGATGCCAGGATAGTAGAAGTCACCTGAAAGCTCTTGCCGGACACGGAGGAAGTGGCCCACATGCCGCTGTCTTTTGTTTGTTTGGTCTGCACGTCCACCGTCGGGGTGAAGGTCAGGTCTTCACAGCCGCCCACACGGACCCATTTCGGTGTCGTTCCCGTGGCACTGGTGCCGTAGTTGACGTACAGCACATAGCGTTTGCCGCTGATCCCAGCGGTGCCGTCGAATTCAGGATAATTATCCTTGGTAATGGTCACTGCCATTCATATCACTCCTTCTGTTTCACTGTGAATCGCAGGGTGGTAGCCCCACTCTGCCAGATTCCTGTATCCCCATAGATAGGGAGATTGACTCTCAAATTTCCCACGCTGATAGATACCAGGCTGAACCCAAGAGGATTCAGAACTGTCTCCATAGCAGTCCAGGCCGCATCCGTGCAGATGTAGTTCAGCATTTTTTCCATGGTCTGGGTTAGCTGTTTCCGGCCTTTATGGCTGCTGTAGATTTCCAGATCAATGCTGCTGTTCCAGCTGACTGCGTCTTTCGTGCCAATGGCGTCAGCATCAGCGGCGGCAATGATCCCATAGCTGAACTCATTCATGCCCTTGTAGAAGCCCTCAATTTCTTCCGTGGTAGACCCGGCATCGAACCAGTTGATGCCGATGTCAGACCCTGTCAGAGTCGCAAAAAGGGCCTTCTGAAGGGCGTAGAAAGGAAGTACATATTTCACATCCCACCACCTCCATTAAGCGCTGTAGCCGTAATCTGTACGAAATACGGTACAGATTCCTCAATGGGAAGCACATCATTGATGATGTACGTGCGGCCACCACAGGTCAGCCGCCATGACGTGTCAACGCCTTCAGCGGCCGTCCCTGTCAGGTCCCGCACCACGAAAAACCGGGTATCCACCGTCAGGAAATCTCCTGCCACCTGCTGCCGACTCTGGTTCCGGACTTCACACATAGCCTGAAGGGTCAGCGCCGCCGTGTATTCGGTCCCCTGGATGCCTCCGAGTTCATCCCGCTTCAGGGCGCTGGGCTTCATGAGAGTCACTGTGTATTTGAATCTGCCCGGGTTCCGCTTGAACATGGCTATCAGCCGGCGGTAGGAGCCAGGATGCTCATACAGGCGTTGTACACGGGCACATCCTGGAATCTGCAGATGGCACGAACCAAAACGCTGTTGGTGGTGAAGCCGGCCTGTTCGCTGGATTCAACTTCCAGGGCAGGACGTGCAATGTGGTAGATGGTGCTGAAGTCACCCACAATGATGTTGTTGTCAGCCAGAGAGGCGTTTTCACATACAACAACCGGGCGGCCTTCAATCATGCGGATGGTGGAGTTGTTGCCGTCACGTGCCAGCAGGTAGCGGTCCTGTTTGTCTTTAGCTACGGCCAGCTTTGCAAAAGTCTTTTGGTTCATGACGGTAATGGCATTAGCGCCGGCGTCCAGCGGGCAGTTAATGATAGCCGCTTTGATGGCATCCAGGGTAGCCACGGTGGCCACGTCGGTGATGGTGGTCTTGGCAACAGTAGAGTCACCGGTGACAGCCTTCGTGATGTCGGCGGCCACAGCCTTGATGTATACGTTGTTGAACAGATTGGTTACGATGCTGACAATATCAGCTTCAGAGTCCATAATCAGTTCACGGCTGACAGGGATGATGGCACCTTTGCTGGCCAGGTTGTAAGCCACTTCGGTGAATGCGCCCTTCTGGGTCTGATCAATGGCAGCGTTTTCGTCGAAGCTCTTCAGTTCAATAGCCTGGTCATAGTTGATGACGGGGATTTTACCGGAACGGCTTCCTACGGCCACAACGGACGTATACGGACGCAGGTCCACACGCTGGCGGTTTACTTCCACCAGGGGCAGCAGTTCGGTCGGGATGGTAGCACCGCCGTCAGCGGCCGCAGCACCGGTCTGGCCGGCATCCATGATGCCGTTCTGGGTACGGTAGGCCTGCAGCAGATCATCCAGTT